AGATGACGTCGAGTCTCGTGGGCTCGGAGATGTGTATAAGAGACAGATCTTAAAGCTGATATATTATATGTCCAATATCAGTAAACCTATCGGGATGCTGCGGTTATGTCCAGAGCCGAAGCTTAAAGGCCGCAGAGTTATTCCTATAACCGTTCACCTTCCCGATGCTTTATTTTTAAAGGAAATACAATGTATCTGGAACGTTACGCCCATGCTTTTAACCCGCCGGTGCCGAGCTCTGCCGAAATACTGAAAAAACACCTCGTCAAAATTCTGACTTTCTGGATTTTTCCGTCCGTTCTCCGTCACCAGACCAAGCGCCGTCTCAGACATCTTCTGGGAATGGGGCCTGCTCCCGAAACACTTTGGGAAAAACACGTTTTCGAAAAACGCCGGCAACAATTTCTGGCCGCCCAACACGAAAAAAATATTTACGGCTATAAAATCGTTTCCCTCGGCTGCGATTGTTTTTCCCGCACGATTCCAACGCTGTGGGGCATTAAGCCGCGTAAAAAACAAGGTGAAAAAGGGTGCCCTTTCGACCTCAGCGACAATCCCCTGCCCGCTGTTGTCAAATATTTGGAAAACGATTTCAAGGGCTATTTCAACTCTCTGGCTTACAACAAACAGCTTAAAAGCTGGTGGCTTGCAGATGATGAAATCGTTTACTGTCATGAAGACGACTGCACCGAAACATCCCGCAGCATTGTCACCGAACGCTTTGCCGGCCGAATTAACAACCTGCGGCAAATTTTATATCAAGACAGCAAACCGGCACTGTTCATCAGCCATTTCAATCCGATGCTGGCTCCCGCAGACATCAACGAAACAGAACAATTGTATAATCGTATGTATAAAACATTGCAAACTGCGCGCGGCAAAAGAGGTTTTCGGCTGATGATCGTTGATACCTCCGGCAAATTATCCGCCGCAACCAATCTTCTCCCGGAAATCAAACTCTTTTCCTGCCCATGGTTGCCGCAGCCCTACGTCTGGCACCAGCCTGAATGCCGCTATAAAAAAACCGGACTGAAATTTGAGCAGCTTTTTATTGGCGAAGTCATCAAAATCCTCGCCGAAATGCAATAAAAAAACAGCGCGGATAACCTTTGGCTATCAGGCGCTGTTTTCTCTTTTAAAGCTTGTCTTTCAATGAAGACTAAAGGAGACGGCTCCTTTAAATAAATTTAACCGGTACAATCCGCACTCATAAATTTAGAGAGCAAAGACCAAAACGCCGTTTACAAAAATTGTCAGCAACATAGTCTCAACAATTTAAAGGGTTAAACATTCGGTTAATTCACACAATGATTAATTAAATAATCTAAATTTGAAATGTCTATATTCCCCTTCTCCCGATTTGTCAAGAGATGAAATACGCGTCAGTCGTTCGGTTTGTAACATTCGCTTATTTCGCTGTCGCTCAAACGCTCATTAACAAACTCTCACCGCGCCATAAAAAAAACTCCCCATCAGGGGAGTTTTTTTTATGGCGCGCCCTAGACGATTCGAACGTCTGACCCACAGCTTAGAAGGCTGTTAAAAAAGATAAATAACACTTTGTTTTTAATATATAATAATGGAAACAAATTTGATTTGTGTAAATTTTGTGTAAATTTACCTTTCATTCACAAAGTTCCAATTCTTGGCGCAGCTTATTAATGCGGCCGATCCACTCCCAGGTGTTCGGAAATTCCGAATAGCTGGCTTTTTCAAGTTCGGCGGCAACTTCAGGACCTGCTGTCGGATAGACCGGGCAGTAGTTATAGCTGACCGTTGTGCATGAGTTTAAGCAGCTCAGTGCGGCCGGCATGAGGACGAGACTGAATTTCAGCTTGTTTACGGTCAACATAGCGGATGACTTCTTTTTCTTTGGTAATAATCTTAATTTCGGCGTGACTGCGGCCAAGCAGATAAGCACCCCCAAGAGCAACCGCCAAAAGAAGGATACTAAACGCATACCTCATCACATCTCCGCAAGCAGCAAACCCAGATAAGCCCCAAACAGCCACTCTCCCCAGTTCCAGCCTGATTTTCCCAGTGCTTTAAGTTTTTCAAGCAAACCGCCCAACCAATAGCAGACGCCCATTCCGAGGCCTGAGAGCATCAGCGGCAGGCTGCCGAAGTACAAGCCCCACAGAAACGTGATGATAAGGCCGGTCAGCGTTACCCCGCAAAAACCGAACAGTTTCGGGTATTCATACAGCCAGACAGTTTTTCCCTTAAAACTGACGCGGCAGGAATAGAGCAAATCGTCGATCAGTTCGCATTCGCGATATTGCACTAAATTCGGATTGAGCTTGCCGCCCTCCAGCAACCGGCCGATATACAGTCCCCAGCCGTAGAGTTGATAGCTGGCATAACAGCAGATAAAGCCGATAACGGCAGACTGGATGTTGCCGAAACGGGAATACCCGCACAGTCCGAAAGCCAGCGCATACCAGATTTTGTTCGCCGGAACATATTCTTTCCACAAGCCGCCGCGGATGCGCCATAAAAGCGCAGATAATGCAGCGATTAAATAAGTCATACTCTCCCTTTCCTCCTATTTATCGGCCAATTCGAGGCTTTTTTTCAGGACTTCGTCGCTGTAAGGCTGGATTCCGTTTTCGTGCCGGATAACCGCTTTGAGCAGGTTTATCATTATTCCCGGTTCAAAGACGTCAATCACGTCGCGGGGTTTGACGTCAAGCACCTGGCAGACGCTCAGAATATAAGACGAGGTATCGTTTTCAATCTGCGGCGCGAAACGGTTAATAATGCTTTCCACCGTTTTCAGCCCGTGTTTGGTCTGGTAGTTGCGGAGGATTTTTACCAAAGCGCGAAGGCCCCATTCCGGCGCTTTGAAGACGCAGAAAGAAGCATCGGTCTGCTTATCGGCCAATCCGCGCCATTTGTCGCCATGGCGGATATTGCCGGGATTGTTGTTTCTAATGCCGCGGGGTGTCATCGTTTTTCTCCCGGATGGTTTTGATGAATTTAACCGGATTCTCGCCGGCCTGAATTAACAGATTCTCCAGAATGATGAATATCCGCACCGCAAACAGCCCGCAAACGCCGCTGAAACCGAATTTGACCGAGACGGGAATATCGACGTATTCCATCAGCAGGCCCGACAGCATGCTGACCAGAAAGGTGATGGCCATGTCTCTGATGGTTTGCTTGACTGAAATAAACGGACGGATGAGCATGGTGATAATCCCTAAAAAAATGCCCCACAGGCAATAATTGTTAATGAGGTCTTTCAATTCTTTTTCCACTGTCAGCTACTCCGCAAAATGTGGCGTTAAGAGCAATCTGAAAGTATTTGGCAAATTATCCATTGACTCTCTGTCTTCCCGGTGATAGGCGTTTAAACGCACTTGTCGAGTGTATAGAGGGTTGACGAGTCTTCCGGAGGCTTGTTACTTTCAGGATTGCCGTCCTGAAGTCGGAGAGTTCCCTCTCTCCGGCCTCTATTTTAATAATATCCGGCCAGATTATTCTTCTGCTTCAAAATAAATGCCGTAGATTTTCAAATTTCCCGAATAATTGGTGTAACCTTGCAGAGACAAGCTCATGTGGTCAACGTTATTGCCGTATTCGGAATCCAGCACCCATTCAAACGTATGCAGAAAATTCTGATAAACTTTAGGGCTTGCTTTGGCCTGATAAGAGCCGTCGGGGTGATAAAACCAGCCGCTGAATTCCCACGGCTTGGCCTCAACCAGTTTATAGCCTTCGCACAGAATGGATATTTTCTTAAGATTCAGCGGACTGCCGAACTTCAAGGACAGGACATCGTTTTTATCCAGCGTGGCCGTAATATATTCCGATATTTCCGTTCCGTTTACGAAATAGTCATAACCGTCTTGCAAGATGCGCTGCGGATCGGTCATCGTCGAACCGCTGAAATCAGTAATAAAATCAAGAATATTAAGCGGCTTAGGCGGATTGCCGCCGGAAGCGGCCGTCAGCTGCAGCCGGGGAATGCGCAGGCTAAGCATTGCTTTTTTCCCAGATGACGAGAACCGAAGGCCCCGGACTTCTGACCCAGAGCGGATTATCCGCCGGGCTGTAATCGACAAACATGCCCCGGGACAGTATGATGCCGGCTTTTCCCGCGGCCGGGGCGGCTGCGTCTTCCCGCAGGATAACCTCATTGGTACCCGCGTTTTGAATCTGGTAGGTTTTGCCGCTTTCAAAAGAGGCCTGTTCATCTGCCCGCATCCAGGCGGTGCTTATATTTTCAATTGTTTGCATTTTCTCTCCATTCGTCAAAGGTTTGGATTTTGACCCAGGGAAAATCCCCGCCCTGGGGAATGTCGCGCAGATATTGGCGGTAAGCGGCCATTTGCGCTTTGGCTTCCGCCTCAATGGGATAATCGCTCACCATCAGTTTGTCGGTTTGCTGCAGCAGGCGATCGCGCTGCTCCCTCACCTGTTGGGCCTTTTCCTCGTCGCTGTACTTTTGATAGACCGCTTTTTCAACGATTTTGTCAGTCTCTTCCTCAAAAACAAAAGAAAACGTGCCGTCGCAGTCATGATAGCCGCTTTTGTCATCCAGCGTTTCCACCGGTTTGTAACCGTCAGCCAGCAGCATGTCGCGGTTGCTGTCAAAGTTATAGCCGCAATAGTCAACCTTGTTTTTGACCATATGGTAAGGCGCCTGTTCGAGCCGACTGCCGTTTAATTTGCCGTAAATCATAATCTTTGCCCTATATATGTAATTTTCAGATAGCCCGTATAGAACTCCTGACCGTAGTTAGTGCCCGGTATCGGTTGAAAAGAGTCCCCTTTCTGACCGTTGGTCTGGATTTCGGGCGTGCCGTAAACCGAGGCCCAATCCACCGTATTGATGGTGAGAATGCCGGGGTCGCCTTCTTTGTCGTAATCGACGGCGCCGGTGGCTCCGCCGGCAATGATAAAGTCACCGATAAATGACGGCTTGCTTAACGGATAGGTGTTTTTATTGGTTTTGGCTCCGACCTGAACCGCAACTTCAACCGTTTTGGTAACTTTGATATTGCCTTTGAAAGCTGCGCCGGAAGCACCGTCAAAACCAGCCCAACCACCATAAGACGAGTTGGACCCCCCCCCGCAATTATAACGTTATAAATGCCGCGATACAACTTTACCGTGGCGTTTATGTTATCCTGTCCGCCCTGTTCGGGCTGCGGACGCCCCTCGAAAACCACAAACTGCGGCTGAAACGGAACGCCGAAGCCGGAACCCAGCGGGTCAAGACTGCAAGGAATGCCTGTCATGGTCTGATCCTTATATATTCTAATTTGCCGTAGCCGTTAACATCAAAAGCCCCGTAGTTATTATAAACGGACTTGGCCGCAGACCCCGAGCAGGAGGTGGCGTTGCCGCCGCCGTTGCCTTTGGTTTCGAGATCAATGTCAAAATAGGTGTTGAACGTACTTTCCCGGTTAACGGTAATGGCGCCTCCGCCGCCTGCTCCGCCGCTGGCATCGTTGCCGGGATTGCAGGTCACCAGGTTATACCAGGTATCCGGCGCATTCCAGGCGGATACTTGCAGAACGGAAGCGGCTTTCAAGGCGCCGACGGTCAGTTTTAAGCGGCATTTGGTGTTAAAATACATTTTGGCAATAAAGCCGGCCGCAGACCCCGGGCCGTTGCAGCCGATGTAGCACCAGCAGGTCGTATTGCCGCCGCCGACCAGCCAAAGCTGATAAACCCCGGGTTTGGGAATATCGATAACCTGTTCGGCTGTCGTTTGCGGATTGGCGATTTCAACCAGTATCTGGCCCTTTTTATACGGTTCGGCATTGCCGCTGCCCAACGGATCTAAACTGCATGGAATTCCCATAGCTTAGCCCTCCGCTCCGGCATCGGACAAGAGGAACTGCTGCCAGCTTTGCGCGTTGCGCAGAACCACCCAGTGCGGCTTGGCGTCGGTGAAATCGGCCGCATTGCCGCCAATCCAGACCGGAGTTCGCCCGGAAATGGCGTATCCTACGGTTTTGGCACCGGAAGAAAAGATAAAACGCAGCTGAATCGTACTGTAATCTTTAGTCCACGTCAGTTGGCTGATGTCAAAAGTAATCGTGGCATTGTTGCTGACGCCTAGCGTGATGATTTCGTCGCTGTCTCGCAGCTGAACGGTGGTGTCTCCGGTGATATCGACAGCGCGGGAACCTTCATAATTGATATATTTACGTTTGGCGAGGCCTTCGTTGACGAAAGCGACCGTCGGAATCGCTTCGACCCAGCTGGTGCCGATAACCGACGGATTAGTGATAAAGTTGTCGGTGTTGTCGTCTTTGGTTGATTGCAGCAGTCTGACCCCGGCATCGCTCAGATACCAAAGGATGGCGCCGTTCGGATAGCCGCCGATGGCCACAGAGACCTCCGGGCTAAACGTGTAGAAGCTGCCGTTTTGATTATAAAAGTTATGCGACGACGTCATATAGCCCAGGCCGTTAAAGTCCTGACGGGTGGGCGGAATGCCGCCGGCGTTAATATCTTCTTCGGTTACCGGCGGAAAGCCCAGATTCTGGCTGGCATCGCCGGAAGACGGGTTGTTGGTGGCCGGTATGATGTTTTTATCGCCGGACGCGGCAAAAGGCGTCGTTAAAACGACGGGTGCAACGATTTCGCTTTTTTTCATGGACTTATTTCCTGCTTAAATCTTCTTTTTTCCAAAAGACGCCGTGATTAAAGGTTTGCAGCCCCGAGCCGCGGAAACCGAAAACATCTCCGCGGGGAATGGCGTTGACCGAATAGCCGACCCCGGCCGGACGCGGCAGAATATTGGTGTTGAGAAAGACCACCTTTTCGCTCTCGGTAGGGATAAACTCCAGCACATAGCGGATGGTCATATCCTGATTGTCTATCACATAAGCCGGGCCGCGTTCGCCGAACAGCAGATGCAGATAATTGTTAATTTCCGGCACCGAACCGTTCATGCCGAGATAGAGCAGCCGCCCTTTCAGCAGCAGGCGGTACTGCTCGGTATCCAGCGAATAAGGCTGACCGTTGACGGTATAGGTTCGCTCGACCCGCAGCAGCTTGCCCCAGACGGTGAGCCCGAAGTCGTTGGCGGTGTTGATGTTAAAGACATTGGCAAACCAATCCGTCCAGAAGCTGGTATTGTTTGCGTTATACCAGTTCTGTTTATGTTGCAGCAGCTTTTGCAGCCGCGGCGCATTGTCATATTGCCAGAGCAATGCCTGAAGCAAATCGGCCGCATAATCGGGATTGAATATTTTCATCAGTTGATGACCACCGTGATGTTTGACGCCGTGATGACGGCAATCTGATTGATTTTAATCGGAATAACAGCGGTGGACAGCGCCTGTCCGTGCACCGCGACCTCAACCTGCTGAACCGAAATTGAAGAAAGCGTGCAGCTCAGCGCCCCGGCAATTTCAAACGGCGAGACATCGACATTGACCTTTAACCCCTGCACCGTGGCAATGCCGCCGGAAGCATAAGACAGGACCGTGTCGATAATTGCCTGCTCCAAATCGGCTTCGGCCGCCGATTCCTGTTTGACCGTGACTTTGACATCTGTCAGGATTTGCTCCGGACGGTCAAATTTGACCGTGTAGGGATTGCCGTAAGTAGGATCGGTAACCGTGACCGAAGTGTTGCCGGTGTAGCCGCAGCCGGATGATTTGACATTAAACAGCGCTTCGGCAACGTCTTCGTCCGTGCCGCCCTCAACGCAGCTGTAAAGCGAATGCGGCTGAATCTGCACACCGTCAATGGTAACGACGTCATTGGTATAGTTGTCATAGACATAGCTGCTGTTCAGATTTTCAACTTTGCTTAAAGCGGAGGAATAATCCTCAAGCAGCGATTTGCCGGTAAAAATGCCCTCGGGAAAGCGTGATTTGAAGCTTTCGTCACTTTCCTGCGGCGTGCCGAGCACGGCCGGCGCCTCGTTGGTAATGGTTTCCCAGCCGAAAGTGCCGTCGATGATTTTATTCAGCTCGCCGATGGCGCAGGCGATTTCGCCTTTTTCCTGACTCAAAAAAACCGCCTGAACGGTGCCGCTCTCGGGAATGGCGACCTGATTTTCAAGGTAAAAAATAACTCCCTTCGCCGTACTGGCTTGGGAGTTAGCCGGGATGACCGTGCCGCTGACGCCGGTAATCGTTGCCAGCACGCTGCTGGACGTTGCCCCTTCCCGGTACAGTCCGAACATGGCTCCCAGCGCATCCAGCGCTTTGCCGTATGCCAGATTGATGTTAAACATATTGGCGGTGAGCGAATTGCTGCGCACGACATTGGAGCGGGCCAGCGTTTCGGCGTCTATCAGGCGGCCCTGCGGCGTGCCGGCCGTGGTGTTCATATCCGCCCCCAGCGCATCCTGATACTCAGCCGTTACGTCGTTTTTTAAATCGGAAGTGTCCGGGACAATAACCCCGGTATTGACAATGTAGTTGTAAATATCAGCCATTGAGTGTCATCTCTCCATAAGCCGTGACGATTTCGGCCGTATAAGACAGCGTTCCGCCGGAAACGGAATAATTGAAGCTTTTGACCTGGGTGACGCCTTCGACGTTTTGCAGCGCCGAGACGACCGCGTTTTGAAAAAGCTCAAGATTGGGCGGGTCGGTAAAGACCGTTTCAAAATAAGGAATGCCGCCGTCAACGTCATAAGTCAGCTCGCCGTAAGTCGTCAGCACCGTATTGCGGCAAACCTGAGCGACCGCCTCAATGCCGGTGACCGTTGCCAGATTGCCGAACTCATCAAGATAAATGTCGTTATTTTCATCAGTTGCGATTGACAGCATCAGCCTATTCCTATCACTATTCCGTCCTGAACTACGACGTTTTTATTATCGGCGCTGACAAAGCTGCCGGTTGCGCCGGTTTTGCTGTGCAGGCTCTGAGCCGTGGCGCTCCCCGTTACGTCGAGGTTTTGACTGACCGTTGCGTTCCGGTCAACCGTCAGATTTTGGTTAATCGTGACGTCTTTTTGCGCTGTAACGTTGTCTGCGGCCGTGACCGGGCTTTTAAACGTGGTCGGCCCGGTAACGGTGACTGCAGCCGAAGTAATGTCCAGATTGCTGCCGTTAAGCGCGATTTTGTTGTTGCCGCCGAGATTGGATATAACCAGCCCGCCGTCGGTTCCGGCAATGGTGAAGTTCTTGACTTTGTCGGGGATAAAAAAAGCATCGCTGAAGCGGTGCTTTTGATAGGTGTTCGGTGCGGTTTCCGTCAGATTCTGCTTAAACAGCGAGATGTCGCGGTCACAGGCGACAATCCACCCGGTATCACCGGGACTGAGCGGAAAATTGATAAAATAACCGCCGCCGGACATCGTCAGCACCGGAATGTCATACAGCTTGTCGCGGCTGATTTTCTGCCCCGAAGTGGCCACTTCGCTGACGGCCGGCTGCAGCACCGCCCGGTTGGCGGCACGGTCATAGCTGACGACAATTGCCGGCAGACAGCATTCAAGTTCCAGGTTAACCTGATCGGCCAGATAGAACAGCAGCCCTTCCAGTGAACTCAGGTCAGCCGGGTTGTAAGCCGGAATGTCGTGCACTTCGCTCATAGTCTGCGCGCCTCAATCGTTGTGTAAAATGAATTTTCCCGCAAGCCGCCTTCATGCGTGAGTTTATATACCCAGTAGAAGCCGTTGGCGGCGGGAATGCGTTTGCTTTCAAGCTTGACCAGACTGCCGCAGGCAACGGTCGGATCCAGCAGCATTTTGGCGCTTAAGCCCAGGGCATTCGGCTGCGGCATGTCTATCAGCCCGCTTTCCGCCGACAGGACTTTAGCCGAGGCGACAAGTTTATCAGCCTTGATAATCTTGTCAACCACCTTGAGTTTGCCGTCTTCTTCAAAGGCGATAAAATTGCCCAGGCGGTTAAATTCGTTAATCAGTTTGCTGCCGCCGCCGATATAGTTAAACGAACCGATCGCCTTTTCGCTGCTGGCACGCCAGTCAAGCTCCAGTCCCAGCGTGTTGGCAATGTTCAACGCCAGCTGTTTGACCGAGGTGGGGCTGTCGATGGATTTGGTCAGCAGCGTCTGGTTATTGTAATAGCCGCTGATGGCCTGGCATTTCAACCAGACATCCGGCGGCGCGGTCGGCAGAGCCTCGGAAATGTCACCGTCAAACAGCAGGGCAACGTCCTGCCCTTCATAGCCGGCGGAAATGCGGAGGCGCTTGCGCTGCTGCACCGCCAGCGCATAGCTGGTGTAGGTGGTCAGATATTCGACGTCTTCCCGCGCCAGATTGGCAATGTCAATATGCGCCTTGTTCATGACGGCGCCCTGAAACTTTTCAATGCGGAATTTGCTGCTGATGTTTTCAAAACGCTTCAGCCCGCCGCGGACGGAAAACTCGGTGGTAACAATTCGTTTCTGCATTGTTTTGGCCAAAAGAAAACCCCCAAGGGGAAACTTGGAGGCTGATTATCCTAAAAATTTTAAGCGGTTAAAAATAAGCAAAAAACCTTTTATAGTCATCTGGCAAATCTTTTGAAACCATAGCACCTTCCTGAACGCGTCTTAACAAATCCTCGCTTACTTTACATTTACAGGAATAGCCACGGCTGATTTGCTTTTGCAACAGCTCTTGACCGCTTTTTATACATGAATACTGATAGCGGGCAAAAGAAGGTTTACTTAAGATATTATGACCATTTTCATCCTTCAGATCATCAACATTAATCACGCAGGATTCGTCAAAATAGCGTGGTGTCCCGTCCGGCCTGTATTTTATTGAAGATATTGCTACAATTAAATAGTTATCGTCATCATCTCTTCCGGAAGAAACAATAACATAATGAGGAACCCCTGCGGCGGGAACATCTGAAGCCCAAAGACAATAACCTTTATAATCCATTGGGCAACCTACTCGCAAAAAGAATTAAACGCTTCATATTCGGCTTTGGCTTCGGCTATTTCTTCTTCACTTCTTCCCAACGCACGCATAATATCAGAAAATCTTATTTTTTTTCTGCCTGATGTTAAGGGAGCCCACTCCGGCAATTTATGGGTATAATCTTCCAACTGTCGGGGAGTATAATCCATAAATTGAGCGGAAATTTTTTCAATATATTCCTTCTCTTTCAGACTCAGGAGACCGGTACCGGCTGGCTTTTTTATCGCAATGTCAGGATAAAACTTGGCCGTAATCTGATCCAGATATTCGCTCCATTCATTATTTGGTAAATCATAGCACATATTAAGGGTCTGGCTTAATACTGGACCGTGTCTCATACTGAAAAACACATCACCGGAAACTGAAGATTCTCTTTCCTCAATAGAAAGGCGGTCAATCAGATAAAGTTCTTTCATAAGTTTAAGCAGATTCATTCTGTTGCCGTTTAACGACAGCAGATAAGAAACTTCTTGCAGTATTTTATCTGATGAAAACATAACTAACCCCTGTTTTATAGTACTATAATAGAAACAATATGTAAATATTTCATTAGCAATTGTCAAGATAAATAGCTAGAGGCTTGCTTATCCGACGGCGGCGTTGATTTCGTCGCGCGTATAAAACAGAAGCTGGCAGGTGCTGCCGAAATTCTCCCAATTCGGATATTCTTCGTTTTCGGTTTTAAACACGAAGTTGCCGTTTTCCGCCATATAGGGATAAGGCAGGATAAACTGGTTGGCAAAGCAGCGTTCGCCGTCGGTGACTTTGTTGCCGTTGACCGACAGGCTGAACTCCATAATCCCCTCAACCAGTTTGAGAGTGATTTCATAAGAGACGTCGTTAATCACCACCGACAGGCTTTGGTTGGGGGTGGAGATAATCGGTATTTGATAAGCCATTGTAAAGTCCCCAAACCTTGACAAGAAAACAATTGTTTTATATAAAAAGAAAGTCCGTTGCGCGAACAACGGACAATTTCTTAACCAGAAAGGGGTTAACCTTATCTTAACTTCTTTCCATAGAGTTAAGATAACCTAATTGGCACTAAAAGTCAATAGGGAAAAGGTTTTCCCCTTTCGCATTTGTGAAAGGAAAGTAATGATAAAAATACATATTATTATCATTATTCGGAAAATCCGGATTTACCTTTCGGTTAAACGTTAGGTAGGCAAAGCCCCGAGAACGGGGCTTTGTTTTTTATATGTTAATGCCTAAGGGAGCGCCGGCGGCACGAAAACCTTTTAAAAGCAGGCTTGAGGATTGCGGCTGTTTTTCGCCGGAGCTCACCGTGCTGGCGTCCTGTTTATGTTTGACCTGAGCGGCCGGCATCGGCACATATTGGCTGACCGCTTTCAAAATCTGCTTGAAAGACAGTTCATAGACCACATGGTCCAGATTGTCGGCGCCGACTTTGACCGGTTTGCCGATCATAATCATCGGCTCAAAGACGTCGCTGCGGATTTTAATTGTTACTTCCCGGCTTTGCCGGTAGAGATTTTGAATTTCGCGCAGTGCCCGGTCAAACAGGAAAGGCGTGTTCGGCATCCAGCAGCGCAGGGTAACTTCGTTGGGATTAAAGACGATATGGTCGGTCACCAACGCCCCGTTTTCCAGCGGATGGTCCATTGTTTGGGCGTCATCGGCCGCTTCGGCATCCTGCAGGATGACATCGGTCAGAATCTCCTGATTGTTTTCATAGACGCTGACGGCTTTGCCGGCCAGAATCAGCCCGCCGAGCGTTAAGCCCGTGCCGATTGAAAAAGAAGGTGTGACCATTTTTTAAATCCTCGGGGTTGCCATACCCTGCATGGTGGTTTGGATGACGCTGCCGGAAAATGAATCGGCAATGCCCTGGGCATCGGTAGCCATTGTATTGATAGTGACATTATCAACCCGCATGCTCTGATTGGTGTTTGCATAACTGGTGGAAACGCTGCCCTGCGGAACGGAGGCCCACGGGGTTTGCGTCAGTTCCAGCTTTCGTTTGGCCTCGGCCATATTCGCCTGTTCGTGATTTTCCTTTTCCCCGGACAGGCCGAACAATTTACCGACTTTGGTTCCTTTAAGCCACTCCAGGACACTGTTGAAACCTTCTTTAAGAAAATCCCACAGAGCGGTAAAATATGCTTTTACCGCTTCAATAAATGTGCCGAGTAACGATTCGTTTCCCTGCCAGAAGTTGACAATATCGTCTATCAAAAGGCCGATGGCGGCCGAAACCGCAGTTATCAAAGCTATCGCGCCGATAAAAGGAAGAAAAGCCAGTCCGGATTTGACGGCCAAGACGGTAAGGATTGCCGACAGAGCCAGAAAAAAGCCTTTAATAAAGGAAGCATTGCCGTTAATCAGGTCAATAAAGCGGCTGACTTTATCTCCGACCCAGGTAAAGGCCGGCAGCAGCGAGCGGGCGACGACGCCGAAAATTTGCGCCAGTCCCAGCTTGATGTCACGCATTGTGCGCTCGAACTTGCGGCTGTTTTCGACATCTTCTGCGCTGAACAGGGAATATTTTGCACCACGTTCAAGCTCTTTCTGCACATTGGCGACCCCGGTTTGCAGCAGGCGGATGGTTCCCTCGTCGAGCCCCAGCCGCTGGCCGAGGTCAATCTGCTGGGTCTGATTCAAACTCTCAAAACGTTTGGCAACGTTCATCAGCAGTTCGTCGGCGGTTGCCAGCCCGTTTTTGCCGTAAAGGTTAATACCGTAGGTGATGGCGGCGTCTTCAACCCCGCCGCCCCCTTTGCCCAGCCGCATATTGTTCAGATTGGCATTAAGCCCCTGCATACTGCCGGCAATGCCTTCGGCGGTACCGCCGTAATTCTCGGCGGCAATCGCCAGAGCCTGAAACTTTTCAACCGCCATGCCGGTGTTCTGCGCCAGAAAAGACATTTCTTCGCCCAACGAAGCAAATGCCAGCGACCGATTAAGCAAAGCGGTGAGCCCGGCCACCGGAGCCAGAGCTTTGAGCACTTTGTTTGACATCGAGACAAAGCTGTTGCCCATTTTGTCGGTTTTTTTTTCTACTTTTTCAGTTTTTTCTGAGACTTCTTCGGTTTTTTCTGCAACTTGTTCGTACGTCTTTTTAGCTTTAGGGAATATTTTCTCAAATTCAACGCTGATTTCCTTTAACCCATCAGCTTCAAATTTTATAAAAAAGGTTTCAAGCAGGCTCATTTTTTCATCTTTGCTTTTTGCATGGCGTCTTGCGAAATCAGCCATTCGTTATATTTGGGGACGATATCGGCCTCCCACAACATAAAGGCGTCTTCCAGCGTATAGACCGTGCGCAGTTCGTTTAAGGTTGCTTTGCCCGAGCTGACGATTTGCCCAATGAGGCAGTCAATATTTCGGAAATCTTCTGTTCGGCAAGATGCGCAAGCTTTTCGAAGAAACTTAAGCTCTTGCCATTGGTTAAAAAAGAGCAGTTATACGACAGCATCTCCCATTCCAGCTGTGCCAGAACTTCCCAGTCCGGCACATGGTTATTGACAAGTTCCTGCGTGCTCAGGCGGATGCTGCGCTCCGGCAGCACCGCCTCGACATAGCTCATCAGCTTGAGCATAACCTCTTCGCTGACTTTGTAATCGCCCAGTTTCGGCATATTGCTGACCGGATATTTGGCGACAATCTCCCGGCCGACCGTGGCGGGAAATTTGGAAATGCGGTAAGTTTTGCCGTTGATTTCAATTTCTTTCGGCTGCAAAAGTTCCATTATTCACCCCGTTAAAGCTTGTTTTCGAAAATAAAGCGGTAAGGCTTGCTTTTGAAGCGTCCGGCCGAAGCCACCGGCGTCAGCGGAATGGACGCCACCAGACGGCCCGAGGTTAAGGTTTTGCGCGTGCCGTCGGGATAGGTGACCGTCATAATGACAGAGTCCTTGGTGGTCAGCTTGCCTTTGGCCGGGCGGTTGGCATCGGCCAACAGCGCCAGATTTTTTTCCTGATCGGTTTCGGGAATCATCCCCAGCGTGACTTCAATCGGCTTCGGCGTGTTCCAGATGACCAGGTCACCGTTGACGCCCATACCCCAGTCGGCGGTTTGCAGTTCCGGGGTGTCGAGCGGGTCGGTGTCGTCGGCAAAGGCGTTGAGCGTGAGCCCGGCGGGAAAAGTGGGAATGGCAATCAGAGTGATTTCAATGCCGGTTCCGGAAATGTCTTCCATGTTTTTCTCCTAAATTAAAGTGTGGGTACCTTCGATTTTTCTGACAGAGTCGCCTTTGGCATAAACCAGCAGATATTCGATTTTATACTCTTCGCGGTTGTTGACGGTCTCCGAGGTGACGGCAAGGTCAATCCAGCAGCCGTTCAGATAGATTTCGCGCCAGGCTTCGGCATCGCCGGTCAGTCGCGTGACATAGGCTTTCTGTGCGGCGGTCAGCTCTTTGCCGACGGAAATGACACCGTTGTTTTTGGCCTCGTCAATCACGCTCTGAATTGATGTGCGTGCCAAACCTGCGCCGGTATCATTAGCCGGAAGCTGAGGCAAGGCCAGAAGCAGGCTGAGCAGATTGGAGGCAATCGCGTCTTTCAGCCAGATTTCGTTCACATAAACGCCCATATCGGTGACTTCGCCCTGCAAAATGCCGCGCTGGTAAAAGGCAATCTGGTTGCCCGCCTGCTGGGTGGCACCGTTGTAGTTGATGCCGAGGCTGTCCAGCCGGTCGCTCATCTGGTCGGTTGATACCGAGACCGGAATGGACGGGAACTGATGATACATGAAGTTAATCACCCCGTTGGCACGGTCCCAGTCAATCGAAGCGGTGAGAATCATCGGCATCAGCCAGGCATAGCCGTTAAAGGCGTCATAGTTCAGAGCTACGCCGGAATAGCCGGAAACCTTACCCTGAATCTCGGTATAATCGGCATCGGCCACGTTGACGCTGTATAAAAACTGGTTGTTTTGCCCGTTGGTCCAGCTTGAAACTTCTTCAATCTGTTCGGCAGCAAGTGCCTGCAGAAAGCCGAAAGAGGCGAAATTGTTCGACAGCTCGGCCGCGGCATCAAGCGTTTCAGTCAGTGTCGCAGCTGCCGTACCGTTTGACACAATGCCGCCGCTGGCGGTATTCCACCCCAGCAGGCCGGAGACATCGGTGCCGCTGTCCGGTGCCGACGCGTTCAGGATAACCGCTTCGCCGACCTGTCCGCCGGTAAGGACAAAAGCGGAAGTGTCGGCGTCAAACGTGACGGTGGCTGCCGTCCACAGTTCGCCGCCGGCCGAGTTTTGCCGGACGCCGGCCTGAACCGCCGCCGCTGCGGCCGCATAGTTTTCGGCTTCGCTGAAGTTCAAGCCGGAAACCGTATAGGCGGTGCCGCCCATATTAAGAACAAAAGCGCCGTCGGACACCGCTTTGAACGCGGCAATTGCCGGCAGCGTCTGCACCGAGCGGATTGTCGGCGCCGTACCGTTCAAAGCATAGCGTTCGAACGCGATTTTTTTCGGCGCGTTGTTATATTTGTTGACATAGCCCAGATAAAGAGACGCGGCCTCATATTCGGCCGAGGTATAGCCGAAATATTCGCCGACGTTCTTTTCCTCCTCAAACTCAAGCCGGGTTCCGGTAGGAATAAGCCCGTTGTTTGAAAAAATCAGGCCGATCAGCTCTTTGCGGGTTGCAAGCTCGCGGCCGCCGACACCCGAAGTGATGGCGACATATTTGGATTGACGGATTGCCATTAATTAAACTCCTGTGATTTTAGGCGTGAATTTATTGGTGCCGGGTATCGGCCCGGTGTAAGACTGGTTAAGGATTAATGAAAACTCAAAATAAGGATTGCGCTCGTATGTATCGGAATCATCGATAAAAAAAGGTTCTTCCAGCCGGCTGATGCGAAATGTGTTGTAACCCAGAGCGCGGATGGCGGCCAGCCCTTCCCGGCTCATAAACCAGGTAATCAGCGCATTCAGCGCGTCGGAAGAGGTGAATTCTTCTATATCGGCCGAGTGCCGCTTTTTCAGCGCACTGATTTGAAAACGGATTTCCTGCCAGTAGCTCTCCTTATGCTCGACGCCCGCGGCCAAAGCGCGGTTGGCGGAATATTGCCAGCCGATGCGCGGCGAATTGAGTTTGGCCATAAAGACCGTCGGCTGCAGGGTGGTGATTTTGACCGGCTGCTGCAGCTGTCTGATTTGCCAGCCGGCAATGCCGAAAGCATTCAGCCCTTGGGTAATCAGGCTTTTCAGGTCTGCCCAGATTTGGTTTTCGGTCTTAATCATCGTTCTCTCTTGTCTTCGACCACCAGAACGCCGTTCCAGCCGTTATAGTTCATCCACGGCACGGTTTTGACCACGCTCCACGTCAGCCCGTAGAACGTCAGGCGGTCGGGAACCTCCTGCTCCTCCACCCCTTTCATATTGACCGAGGCGTAAACCAGCCGGTAGTTTTTCTGAAAGTCAAGCCCGAGCTGCGGGTAAATATCCAGCTCAACGCCCTGAATCGAACCGGTGACCGTTACCGGGGCGGCAAACTGCGGCACATTCAGCCCGATGTCGTTTTCAACCGTTCCGGTAAATTTTTCATATCGGAAAGTTTCTCCCGGAATAATGCCGAGAGCGATTTCCAGCAGGTTTTCATTCAACAGGTTCATGTCAGCTCCGCTTTTGAATCGACGCTTTCCAGCAAATGGCCGCTGCCTATTAACGGTTTGGTTAAGGCGCCGGTAACGCTCTTGTCGGCGTATTGGTTCCGCTTGCGGCGGACGGTGGAGGCCTTTAAGGGCGGCGCATTGACTTTGGCAATCGCCTTTTTGATGTTTCCGGCGGCGGCTTCGCCGATTTTATCAGCTGCCTTTTGTTCGGATATTTCGCCTTTAAGAAACTGACGGCTGATAATCTCAATCTGGCCGACAAAATCTTCCTTGTTGTCTTCGACCGAGGGTTTCATAAACGGCCGCGGCGGAATGACAATCGTGTGCGGTTTGGTAATGCCTGCCGGATTCGGCGTGTCTTTTTTAACAAAGACAACTTCTCCGTTTTTGCCGAATTTGTAAGGCGTGCCGCCGGGGTGGTTTATCGTTGCCCCGCCGTCCTGAACCGCGGCAATGCCGGCAACCGGCTTGTTGTCGCTGTATTTGGCGTTTTCAAACCAGCCGGCTTTGATTGAAAAGTTTTTGAGCCTTTTCATGATTTGCCCGGCCGGGGCGGAACTGTGTCTGAACGTTACTTTCATTACAGCACCCTTTGAAACGACCCGCCGACATAAAAGCCCGGCGTTGCTTTAATCTCCAGCAATCCCAAGAGTGAACTGCCGTATGCGGAGATGTTAAACCACCACTGGGTTTGGCTGTTCATCGGCGGCATGGCCAGCGTGACGCTGACCTTGTCAATGGATGCGCCCGATGTAACCGTTACCTGCGTTTTGCCCGCGGCAATCATATCTTTCAGCGTTTGCAGATGTGCCGTCAGCAGGTAAATAGCCCGTTTGCGGCATTTGTCCTGCAAGGCGCCGTAGTTGCGCGTGGATATGTAGCAGGTGGCCAGATCCAGCGTATCGGCCAGCACCGCATCGGGATATTTGACCGGATCGGCAAATTCCGGATACAGCGTGCGGAACTCCGCCACGGTAACGGTTACATAGGTTTTGCTCATTTATTTAGCCTTGGTTTTGGGCGCAGCCTTGCCCTGAGCCTCATAGTCTCCGGGCGTTTTGGGGGCGGAAGCGTCTTTTTTGGCCAGTTCTCTGACGTTTTCGGCACGGCTTTCGCTGGCGCAGACTTTAACAAAGCCGCCCGCTTCGTGCATTTTGAACACCGGATGCTCTTTCAGCAGGGCCAGCTCTTCGTTGCTGACCTTGGTGACGGCGCCGTCCTTGGTGATGAAATGCCTGTCGGCGACATTGGCCTTGCCGAGGATAAGAATTGACCGGCGAACCTCATGGCTGCCGGTCGGGGTTTTGCCGTAAACGCAATAATTAACGTCTGCGGACATTGTGCTTGCAATGTAAGGCATGTTTCCTCCTTAGATGCCGGTGATGCGGACAACGCCGATCGGCTGTTTGAAGAAAATGCCCGCAGTGGCGTTGGAATAGTCTTCCAGGAAGCCTTTGGCTTTCTTTTCAATGCCCAGCATGCGGAAAACGTCCTGAACATACTGATCAACCACCTTTTTGCCGTTGATGCGTTCGGCAAAGGCATACATGACGTTGGCGCCGCCGTTGGCTCCGTTCAGCTGAATGGCGCTTTCAATCCGCAGGTTCGGATAGGTTTTGTTCAGCCATTCGCGAATGGACATTGAACCCAGAGCGTTCGGAATATCCAGATACTGGACAACATCAGTGCCCATGGCGACAACCCAGGCATCGCGGTTCGGGTTGAACAGGTTGCCGGTCTGGGTGCGGAGCTTCTGCGCAATGGTGCGGAAGTCGGCCAGAATTTCGTCAAAGGTTTTGTTGGCCCAGGTGGTTTGGCCGGATGCGCCCTGTGCCGCCGTTTCGTATGCCGGCAGGTTCGGGTCGTTCAGGAAGCCGTAAGTGCGGTTTGAACCGTCATTATAGCCGTAGAAGCCGATGTTGTTCATTTCAATGGCCAGAGATTCGGCCGCCGCGGCGCGTTTCTCATTAGCCGAGGACAAACGCATCCGTCCGGCTCTTTCTTCTTCCAGAATGCCGACTTCGACGCCTTCTTCAAAGCGGACGATGGTGCGGCGTTCAAAGTTGGTGTTCCAGCTTGACAGCGGAATATTGGTGTTGTCACCGTACGGGCGCGCCTGACCGGTGCGTTCCAGCATGGTCTGGACGATTTCCTCATCGGCCCAGGTTCCGGCTGTGGTACGTCCGACAATGTTGTCAATGTCGCGGGCGGCGGTGACAACTTCGATGACTTCGGTCAGCCAGTGCTGCAGCAATTGAATCGGCGTAGAGACGCTCGGTGTGGTCATCATCGCCACATTGGGCAATGCGGCGTCAAAGCCATAGGCCTTGAAATAGTCTTTCATGTCCTGGACGGCTTTTTGGGTATAACCCACGCCAAGCATATCCAGCGTTTTTTCGGTGGTGTCGCTGTCAAAAGAGTACGAGCGAACCTTGCCCGCCGGGATTGCCAGGCGGATTTCAGAATTACTCATTTACGTTTCTCCTAATCGGTAATTTCCAGAATGGCGGTCTCGCCGGCGGCGGCACTGCGCAGAATAAATTTGGCGTTAGGGATTTTGGTTGAACCCGCAGGCGCGCTGCCGCTGGATTCGATGCCCGAGATTTCGCCGGTGATGTTGTTGTAAACGGCGGCATCGTCCGGAGAGACGGCATTGCCGACCTTGACCAGAATATGTCCCATGGTTGCCAGCTGGCCGATAGAACCGTCGGGCAGGCTCATGGTGGCTTCAAGGTTCATATAGTTGGCATATTGTTTCGGGCCGACCAGAACGCCGCGGAAAGCACCCTCTCCGCCGATGACGGCTTCGTTATCTTCCGCGCCGGCGGTAAAGACACAGGCAACCGTCGGCAAAACGGTGCTGAGTGCGCCGCCCTCAAGAGTGCTGCCGGAAACGCTCATAACCGAACCGGTGGCGGCCAGAGCCACGCTGTTGCCTGCGGCGCCGGCCGTTTTGGCGGTAATTGTTACCTCAGCGCCGGAAGCGGAGGCAGATGCAGAGGCGTTAGGGGTCGTCGTGCCGGTATAATAATCGGTGCTGGAAGCGCCGGTGCCGTTAATTACTTTGACCAGAGTGGCAATTGAATCGCTCTGGGAGCTGCCGAGCTTGATGTCGTTGGCGGCTGCCATATCGGTTTTAAATTTATAAGTCGTCTCCCCGACGGTGACGGTGTCGCCGTCTGCCGGATTGCCCGAAAAGGCGATGCTGCCCGTGGCGGCGATTTCTCCTGCGGCGGAGCGCAGAATATAAGGCGCAACGCGGCGCGGAGAATCATCGTAGAACTCACCCGGAACGCCGAGCGCCTGCGCGGTATATACGCTTTTCTGTACCATTTTATTTTCCTTCCAAATATTTCGAGATTGCTTTGTCTTCGCCCCGGCTGCGGACGGAGCTGTCCAGGCTGTAGCCGATTTCCGAAACGCCGGCCGCTTTCAGGTAGCCTTTGAGAACGGCGATTTCCTCGCCTTTGGCCGCGCCGAGGTCAAGCTTGTCGCAGGCATAGCGGGCAACTTCTTTCTCGGTCATCAGCGAGCAGTCAAAAGTTCCGAGGTTGGTTTTTTCCTGAATTTTTTTGTAGAGCCTGTCGCGTTTGGCCAGCTCGGCAAAAACGGCTTTCGGCATGGCGTCCATTGATTCTTTCAGTTCTTTGATTTCAGACTTCTTTTCTTCGTCTTCGCCGTCTTTTTTCGGTTCTTCGTCATTGCCGGAGCGTTCGGAATCATTGTAGCTGATTTTTTCGGCAATGCCGGCCGCTTCGCGGATTTGTTCTTCCGAACCGCCTGCCTCGCGGACAATGGCCATAATCTGGCGGATGCCTTCGCGCTTATCGACTTCGTCGTCGTTGGCGGAACCGCTTTCAGAACGGTTGTAACTCATTTCTTCAAGCTTTTTGGCGATGGTTTCGATTTTTTCTTCCTCGCCGCCTGCAAAATCTTCATTCGGTTTGGCCGCAATTGCCATCACTTCCCGAATGAGCTCTCTTTTATCCACGTCTTCGTCGAATACCCGGCGAATTCCGCGTTTTGCATTTTTTACCATGCTGTTAATCTCCTTCATTGAATCCATTGTGATTTTTCTGTCCATTACCCGGACATCAGAGCCCATGCGCCCTTCTTCCACCAAGGCAATGTGGTTGCCTCGGATATTTCTTTGAACGGCATCGTAATGCCGGCCGTCAAAGGTCCCGGGGGTCAGCTCATAGTCGCAGAAATACCCCATGGACAATTCTTTCTTTCCGGCTTCGATTTCGTCTTTCAAAGTCTCGGAATAAATCTTCAAATCGCCGTACAGCTTGCCGTCTTTGCCGTAAACATCGCTGCCGGACGTGCCGTGCACGCCTTTTTCCTCTGCCGGCATCATTCCCGGCTCGGTGCCGAGCATGGTGTGGTCATCGACAATCGGCAGCAGTTTGAAACTGTTTATCGTTTCATCAGACAAAAGCTCCTCTGCCGGGCGGTAAACCTGATAAATCTTGTCGGGCTCCAGCTCGGAGCTGATTTGTTTGCCCAGATAAGGAAAAACCCCCACTTTGGAGAGGGGGTTGTCCTTGATGTACCAGAAATCGTTATGATCTACTTGTTTCATTTCTTTTCGTCTTCAAATTTCAGCACCGGTCGCATTGTGCAGTGGCAGTTCGGCAAATCGCCGGGAAAGCCGCGGGTGCCGGTGTTCGGGTCGATAACCGGAGGCTCATCGATGCGGAAAATGCCGTGGTTCAGCCCGGACGGATGCTCGCGCATATGGTAGCTTCTCGGCTGCTGCGACCCGCCGGAATGTATCCATTCAAAATGGGTAAAGCCCAGCGTTTTAGCTCGCCGCAGGCTTAAAGCCTCATAGGTTTTGTGCGTCTGGTCGCGGGCAATATTCTTCGCCCGGCGGTGCGTGACGCCCTCATAATGTTCCAGATGCTTGGCAATGCTCTCAACACCCTGCCCGCCCAGAATGGCGCGGGAAATCACCCCGGTAATTTCCTTAAAATACTGGTTCGGAATGCTTTTAATCAGATTGACGTTTTCAAAAATCGCCGCTTTGACCGCTTCGTTTTCCTCCGGCGTGAGCTTCTTCCGAGCTTTAAGCTCCGGCGATATCTGCTTTACCGCAGCGTTCAAAGCCACCCAGGAATAGGCAATCAGCTTTGTCAGCAGCTTTTTTGACAGCTCTTTTGACTTTTCGGCAAACTTGTCACCGTATTTCTTTTGCAGATAGTTGAGCTTAATCCGCATCTGCGAGGAAATGCCGGCATCTTCGGCAAATTTTATCTGCTCATCTTCCTTGGCATACAGCTTTTTCAGCTCACGGGCACATTCACGGGTCATCGCCCGGCTCAGTTTCTCCAGCTCTCCCATATACCAAGATTCTATCCCGGCATTGGCATTGAGCTTGCCGCCGCGTATGATTTGTGACTGCGCCATAGAACTTTTTGCTTGCTTTTTATTGCGATTCAGGGTATTATATTGGTATCAAAGCTGTAGGGACTTCAGGGAATAGGTCTGCTGAAGTCGTAAGGTTGAATTTAGTGAACCGTCCTTTCAACCCCAACAGCTTATTTTTTTATCTCAAAAGCGGTTAAAACAAATTGAGCTTTTTCTCCTTTAAACTCAGGAGAAACAATAGCTGTCTTCCCATTAAAAGATATTTCAAAACGTTTTGTGTTTCTATTAAAACGCAATTCTCCCTTAGAAATGACGCTATCTAAATCAGATAAAAACTTTTCTGGGTCAATTCCCTGGTTTTGTCTCTGTTTTATTATATGAGCTAAACCAATCTTTTCATCACCCCAGACCAGATCAATATCCCCAATATCTTGCCGACTAAAAGCCCCTTTTACATGGCCATTCTGCTTTTCTAGAAGAAGAGAAATTGCTTCCTTTCCTTTAACATTGGAAAACTCTTCTCCGTAAAAAGATTCTTTTGTATGTTCTTTGGCCTTTCCACCGCCTTTGCCGAATTTGCCGTCGTCATCGCGCGGATGATCTTCCTCGTTCCAGGCGTCAAGCGTTTGTTCCGGCTGTTCTCCAAAGAGCTGTTCGCCCGCGGCGGTTTCGTCATCAAGGAAATTTTCTTCCATAAAATCGCTGTGCGGCATTTCTGCCGGCAGGCCGTTGTAGCCGCTGTTCGGGTCGGCGATAATCCGCGCCCGCGCTTCTTCCGGCGAAATAGCCCCGGCATTAATCAGAACCATGTCGGTGTCGGCATCAATCTTGCGGACTTCTGCCAGTTCGCGCTCGGTCGGCATATCAACCGGGTTGAATTTGGCTTCCAGCTCGTAGGAATAGCCGAACTCTGACTTTTCGACCAGCAGGTTGTTGCGCTCAATCAGGGGCTTCATCTGATTGTCTTGCAGGTGCTGAAGCTCCTGAATGTAGTCTTTCATCTCATATTCGCCGGTGGCGTTAAAGCCTTTCGGCTGTGTCTTCAGCAGTTTGGTTGCCGGCATACGCGCAATTGAGGCCACCAGTTGATACTGGGTCATAATCAGCGCGTCAAAGTCGGTCAGCGAAGTGTCAATCTGCTGCACGTTGTCGCCCGGGCGTTTGAAGAATACCCCGTAGTTATCGCGGCAGTAGGAAAGCTTCTGCAGCTTTTTCTCGGCGTCTTCCTCATTCATGAGGTAAGCCTCAATATTGCCGTCGGCAATCAGCATACGCTTGGTCAGCGCCATCAGCGGCGCCTCGTTGGCTACCCGCTCGGAGGCATAAACCCGCTCGTAAATCTGCTGAGTCAGCGGCAGGCCGCCGAAATAATAGGTCGGTTTCAGAACGTCGGGCACCTCGTCGCCGGTGATATAGATGACATGCGAGCGGTGTATTCTCTTGCCGTTCGGCAGGCGCCACCAGGTCGGCTCGTAAAAGTGCAGGCTTTCCGGCGCGGAGGTGGCTTCCATATCCAGTTCAGGCATAACCCAGTATGGTTCAATCAGAGAAATGCCTTTATAGGAACCGCGGCGCACGCCGTCAATGTTAAACGGTTTCGCATAATCAATGCCGTCAACCACCGGAAGCGCCAGCGCACAGCCGAAAATCTTGTTATTGCGGGCAAAGTTGCGGGCAATGTTCGAGATATTATATTTGCGCTCCGAGACCTGTTTGATTTTAACCAGCAGGTCCTGATCCTCAAGTTCAATATCCTGATTCAGGCTGATTTCGTAACCCGGGCGGATGGCATCTTCGCAGGGAACGCTGCAGGCGTTGTTGATAATCCAGTTCTGAGCCAGCAAGGCGCAGGCCTGATAGCCGATAAATCCCTGCTGGGCAAAATGCGTAAAGATAACATCATCAGCATAATTGCTGACGCCGAAAACGTTTTTCAGGCTGCCGCCCACACAGGCCGCATCCATGGCGTGGCCTTTGGCGTTTACCGGTTTCATGTCTTCCGACGTGCGCTGAAACGACCGCGCCAGCAGTTTCTGACGGTCAACCTCGTTCAGGTTCAGCTTGTCGTAAATATCTTCCCAGCGTTTGGACTTGTTTTGATTGGCAACCTCTTTGGCAACGGCTTTTTCAATCCAGTTGTTCACAAATTTAAACATTAAAAGAGGCCTCGCTTGTCCATATCAAATTCAAGTGCATAACGTGCGGTGTCAATGGCGTGGTTGTTCTTGTCCGGGTAATCGTCGCGCAGGGTGCCGTCCTTTTCCCGGATAAATTCATATTCCGTAAATTCCTTAGCCGTGTTCGGGCAGCGCACCGGGTCGATGATTATCTGCTCCAGACGCTGTAAAAATTTAATTCCGTAGGCAACCGAGCCTTTGCCCTTCTCGGCGCCGCGAATGTTAAAGCCGGAACGCCAGAACTCGGCAATCGATTTCGGCTCCTCGCTGTCGGCAATTATCGTCTGCCGCGGGTCAAACATCTGGCGGATTAAGGTCATGGCGTCGTCATTCAGCAGGCCGGGTTTGTAAATCTCACCGAAAATGTAAAGCCGCCGATATTTGCGGTCGTAGTTCATTTTCAGAAAAACAAACGGGTCGGTCGCATAGCCCCAGTCAATCCCCTGTCTGATTGCGTCAAAGCGTTTTATCTCATCGTCGCCGATCGGCCGCAGCACAACATTGGTAAAGACGTTGGCTCCGTTGCCGACGCTCTCGCCCAGATATTCATGGCGGTAAGACGCTTCATCGGATGCTTTCAGATATTCGGCATCAAGCAGAAACTGTTCCCCCAGCCACTCGCGCGGAACCGTCAAGTAAGTGGAATGGTGAACGTATTTGTCCGGACGGGGAACCGCGCATTCCTTATTAACCCAGTTAGACGTATTCCGCGGCGGGTTATAGGAGTAAAACACCACATAACGGCTGCCACCGCGCAAAAACGACTGTGTCGTCTTGCGGATTTCCTCCGGGCCGGAGAATTCCTCCAGCTCCTCAAACCAGACGAATTTGAAATAGCCCTTTCGCGGCTTGACGGACTTTGTCTTGTTGGCATCGTCCAGGCCCTTAAAATAAATCGTTTGCCCGGTCGGCTTGTAGATAATCCGCAGCGGCGTCAGCATAACCCGGAAAAAATTACCCAGCCCCAGAGCATCAATCGCCCACAGAACTTGCGCATAAACGCTGTCTTTCAACGTGTCGCCGACTTTGCGGAAGCAAACCGCATTCGCCTGCGGGTCTTTGATAATCCCCCGGACGATTTCCAGACTGATAAACGACGATTTGGTCGAACCGCGCCCGCCTTTAAGCCAGTAATGCGTATAAGCGTCTTCTTTAATCAGGCGGTGCAGCTCAAAAAAAGACGGGGCGACCAGCGCGGACAATTTTATCTTGCTGTCTTCCATCTTTAAGCCTTTTGTCTATAATTTTCAGTATATACCTAGCAATTTTTGACTGTATGGACTAATATAAACAAAATTAAATATCATCAACGATGGTCGGCGCCTGCTTAATCTTGGCTGAAATGTTGTCAGTCACCAACCCCAGAAGCTTGGCTTTTCCCATTGATGCCGAAACCATTGCCGCCGAGGTCTTTGTCTCCTTGGCTATTTCTCTGGCTTCCTCCAGTTCGGAAATAATATCGTCAACGGTGAGGTCATAGCGTTTTAAGGCTCGTTGCTTTAATTGCTCAACCCTTGCAGTAATCTTGGGGTCTTTCATGAGGTCGGTTGCTACACGATTGATTGTCTCGGCTTTCATATTCTGAGCATCGTAAGCTTCACGATATGCGTCAGAGTAAGTCAGGCCTTTAGCTACACCCTGACAGAACTTTTCCTGCTTTGCCGTTAATGTCATTGATTATCCTAACGTTGCCCGCCAGAGGAGGCCTTTGTTGTTCTGAACAAGCTGATCAATGTCGCCGATAAGGTTTTCCTCGCCGTAAGACATTTTATAGCTTTCGCGAAGCGTGTTGATTTGAGCGTGAAAATCGGAGAAAAATTTATAAAGCAAAATATTGTTCTCGTGGGTATTCTCGGTAATGTCGGGAATAAGCGGGATTGTGTCTTTAAGAATTTGTTTTGATTCCGGCGTGTTAACCTCATTGCCCAGATAAAAAACTTCTTTCAGCTCGTCAATGTAATCATCCCACTTGTCAGACAGACGGTCGGCCAAAAGGTGATTGCCGTAAAAACTGTTATACTTGGCATGATAATGCGCATCTTTAGACAGGTTATAGGCAGCCAAAGCATAACAGATAATTTGATAAACCGGGGATAAATCCATGCGAACCACATAAAAAAAGCCTCCCGTAGGGAAAACCGGGAGGCGCGGACTGGGAGTGAACCTTGACCATACGGTCAAAATCCAACATCATATAAATTTAATAACACATTTTTTCAAAAAGTGTTAAAATTAAAATGTTTAAACATTCAAGTTTTTTGTTTAAACAAATAAGCCATTGATTTTATTTCTTTTTTCCCCATAAGAGAGAAGAAAACCAAAACAATAAAATCGAAAAGACAACAGAGAGAGCCTTGTTGGGATTTTCACCGCTGAAAGCAAATCCCAGAAGAGCAAAAGCCAACACACCGCAACATAAGCCTAACGTTCTGCGAATAAATAATATCAACAAACGGATTATTTTTCCGCCTGTCGATAACTCTTCTAATTGTACCCCTCTGTTATTCTTATGTTTCAGATCATAAATAACTTTCAAATAAAAATCCTGCGGCAAAAGCAAAATGGATGATGAACCGTCTTTGAAGTTTACCTCCATAACCACACCGTTCGATTTGGCCGTATATCCTCCGACTAACGCACCTAAACCGCCAAACAAAAGGCCGCCGAGCAAACCTCTGCCGACAACGCTTTCGGTACTCTTATTGTTATCTTCCTTAATAACTTCATAACTTTCTATCGTGTCAGGCGTGAGCGGAAGTCTCTGCATAAATCCGGTATGGATTTTTATATTTTCGCCATACCATTGGATAATAGAATTTTTATATCTTCCTTCCAGAACTTTTCCTGTTGCAAAAGATGAGGGAATTAAAAACATTTTTCCTCCTTATCGTACTTCTGCAAGCGCTTTTTTATAACTTTCCAAAAGAAGCGCATCAATTTCTTTATAGTCATGTGAAGAACATCTGACTTCCTGATTTTCCAGCATCGGGAAATAGAAACTCTTGGTACCGTCCCCATTCTCAACAAAATTAAAGATTTTCCCGCTTCTTTCTTTTTTATAAAAGACGGTAAATGTGGTTTTAAAATCTCTCCACTCGATTTTATCAATACCTTGATACAGCTCATCACTGTCAACCAGAAATGCCAAACGCTGCTTGGCATAAGTAAACGCATACATTTCTTCATCTGTCGTGACAATATCTGATTGAGGTGCAGGCACCATCTGAACCGTTTCCGGAGTTTCTTCCTTTTTCTCTTCAATTTTGACCAAACGCTTATCAGCCAAACCTACCCGGTCCAAAATACGCTTATCTATAAAACCCTGAAATGCCGTTTTAACAATATCAGTATTTTCTTCCATAACTTTGCGGGTTATTTTCTGGTTGATTCCTTCGGCATTGCTTAAAAGATAACGGATAAAATCTTCACTCGGATTTTGCAGATTGTTTTCCAAAAAATTGATAATAGAAGAAAAAATAACTTTCTTCTTAGCTTCAGCCCCGACATTATCCGGGTCAAATTCACTTTTGCTGAAGCTGGAAATTGCTTTAACCTGCTCATCATCAATACGGCCCTGAGCAAATTCTTCAAAATTAAACGAAATAAAAGGCTCGTCATCCATCATATTGGGAGAATCACAATCGGCAAAGAATTCATAATTAAGCCCATCCGTTAAAATACCGAGCTTAACACTCTTGCAGGCGTTAAAATAACTCTTCAGCTGTCCGCGGTCTGCCTTGTCAACCTGAAGCTTGCACTCAATGGCAATAACGGCCTCGCCTTCTTTGAGGATTGCATAATCAACCCGATTTTTATACTTGTCGGAAAAATCAGCCGAATGTTCCGGACGAACTTCATCAACATCAAAAATATCATAACCGAGAAGTTGAATAAACGGCAAAATAAGCCCTTGCTTACAAGCTTCTTCCCCCTGACAACTCTGTCTCCGCTTTATGCACATTTCAGCATGACGAACCAAACGGTCTCTAAATTGCTTTTGTTCATCGTTTAACATTTGAATTCCTCTCAGTCTAATTCATTATAATTCTTTGAAGCTCTTCCCGAACCGCTTTGCGACAGGCACCCTCTATCACCTTAGACAGATTATGCATAATCGGATCCAATTGAAGCAGGCCCGTGTGTATTCCCTTATACACCGGTTCGGGAACGGAAATAACTTCCCCGTTGATTTTAAAAGACAACGGCGCACTGTTTTTGCGCAGGGCAAGAACAATGGCTTCCTTTATTTCATCGATGTTGGTGGTTTCTTTGTTGGCAACCGCATAAGAACCGGTCTTGCGGATAGAAGGCAAAACTTCTGAATAAACCCAGTCAGCAAACTTTTGCGCCTCCGGCTTATTGGAGCGAAAAACCAATCTGTAAAGATTCGGTTCATTCACAAAAGTCAATTCCTGATTTCCGCCCTTTGTAAGGGTACGACAATTTGTCACACCCTTTCGAGGTAACCTGTCAACTCTATACTGTCTGATATTTAATGCTGTGCAAGTGTCGGATAAACAAAACCAAGGTTCGCCATTTTCATCGGCATAGGTTCTGATTGGTTGGCTTTCAAAGTTAAAAACGGTCAAATCGTTCATAATACATCTCTCTTATGTTAGAAGTTTGGAGACCGCTTCGCCCTGTTTTCAATAGGTGTCCGGCGGTGAAAACCCCGCCATAAGAGAAACGAGTCTAAGATGTTTTAGCCTTCGCCTGGACATATCATCTTAGCCGCCGGACATATAATCCATTCTGTTAAGATTGGTATGTCCTCTTATGAAGTCGGAGGTTTTCAAGCTCCATCAGGCGCCCTCGCCTGACAAACCAATCTTAAACACAATAATAAAAGCTTGTCAATGGTTAATAAATATAATTATTTATTTTGTCCACCTTTATTTGCGCCCTTCCAGTTCGGCCAGCCATTCCTTCAGCAGATTGATGCGGGAAAAACCGCCCACTTTGCCTTGCGGATAAGCTCCGATAAGCTCGGGCCGGTAATGATAAGATGACGTGCCGCCCTGAACGCCCAGATAGTTGACCAGCCTTTCCATTCCCCGGTCATAGATGTACCAAACCTTGGTACGGCTGATAGCAAGCTTTTTCTCAATCACCTTGCTGGGGCAGCCGCAGGCTTTCAACCAGATAACCGCCCATTGCTCCCGTTTTTTCTCATCTCCTGCAAACGGTTTGACCCACTCGGTGCAAACCTTATACCACAGGTCAATATCTGCCTGTGAGGGGCAAAAATCAGGTTCCCCTTCACGGGTCATCAGCCGCAGGGCTTTTTTCTCCGCCTCGGTCAGAACAATATCCGGCCAGAGCGCTTTGGCATCCTGGGCTTTTACCCGAGGCAAAGACTTGTCAACCTTTGCGGCTAAGATAAGCATATTTTCGACATCTTCAACGCTCTGCATCAGATTACATCTCCCAAATCAAAATTATCGTTGCTGTCATCCTGTGCCGAGAAGTGAGCGCCCAGACGGTTAATCGCCCGGGAAACGCTGAACGGCCGAGACGCGCTTTCAGCATCAAACTGGTAGTCTTTGCCCCAATCGCGTCGGCAGACGGCTGTCAGCAGATTGTCAAAATCGTTAAACAGCCCCTTTTTCATCGCCTGGTCACAGCGCTGGGCAAAAGTCAGGCGCCGCCATTGTTCAGCCGGAATCTCCCGCAACAGCAAGTCTTCGGCAATGTAACGCACCGTTGTCTGATAAACCGGAAGCAGATGACGACAGCGGTTGAGCTTGATATCCCGGCGCATATAGGCCTCGGCATAACCGCCGGCTGCATTTTTCTCAGCAGCGGGAAATTCCGGCTCCGTCCATTCATGACCGGAAAGATTGACATCCGGCCACTGCTGCCGTGCCAGTTTGAGATATTTGTCGCGGGCTTCCCGGCCCCATTTGTCGCCCAGCTCATCGGCACATTTGAGAATTCTGGCCCGCATACCGGCAACGGAATTGTCTGTGGTGTCCACTTTCTTGGCTGTCAAAATTGCCGTTATCTGGGCAACATTCGGCCGGCTTTTGGAGTTTTTGAACTGCCAGAAATCATCAATCGCCGCCAGCACATCGACAAGGTCATAAGCCCGAAAAGCTTCGGCCCAGGCGGATACCATATCGGGATTTTTGCCTGACAGCTCAGTAGCATAATTTTCGTTGTAATCTTTGGCATAGAGCTTTTCCATGTGCTGCAAAATTTCAAGCGCTTTTTCCATCAAACCACACTCCTCTTCAACCAGCTTTCCAAATCTTCCTGTTCTTCATCAAACTCCCGGTTTTGCACCTTTCTCCGCTCATTTTGGCGGATGAAGTACTGCGAAGTGGTCAGAAACCAGTTCTTCCTGACATCCGGAGGCTGACTTTGCAGCCAAAGGTCGCGCTGCAGCAGTTCTGCCCGAAGGTTCAAATCAGGGTAAGCTTCCTCCCAAGCCGCAAAATCCTCCGACGTCAAGCGGATGATTTTTCCCTCAAAAGCGTATTTTTTTCCATCGGGATTTTTTGGCGCGGCAGCGCTAACTATACCGACCGAAGAAGATTTATCTTCTGAGGGAGGTATAGTACTATCTGTTATCTGCTTTCTGTTATCTGATAGAGGTTCGCTAACCGTTTGCAAACTCTTATCTAACGGTTCATCTTTTGAAACGTCATCGGTTGGCAAACCGTTATCTAACCGTTTATTCCTACCCCCTTGATTTTGAACAATTAAATTATGTTTTATGCACTCAAAAAGAATCAAACTTGAACCTTTAAGCTCTGGAATTTCGCCCTGAAAAGCATAGTCCAAGATAGCAAGTGCAAATTTTTCGCGCTCTTTTTTGGACCGAATTTGATTCAAAAGTTGATACTGATTGCGCCAAATTCTCAATGCTTCGCTCATTATTTTCCCTCCCGTAAACGCCAGGCATTGAAACTCTTTAAACGCTTTTGCGCATCGGCGCGGGCACCTTTGTTGAAAGCCGCAAGGCGCAGCAATTCCAGCTCATAGCTGTAAACCATTTCCATTCGCGTGTCATATTTCTGCGGGGACGGCGAACCCTGAACCCAGTCAAGCAGTTTGCGTGCAGTTTTAAACATGATGATTTCCCTCCCATATCCTTTGTGTGTTAATGTCCATTTTGGCATCTCTGGCTTCCATAATCTTATAAGCCTCGGGAAGCCCGCGCAGATAGCAGTTGACCACCTGCCCGATTTTACGCTGAAAACGCATATCCAATGCCGCGGCGGCAATTGACACATCTGCCATTTCTTCAATCCAGCGCTGATAGTTTTTTCCCTCCTCGGCATAAGCTTCGTGAATTTCTTCATTCAGCTTGCACATCTGGGCGACATAATCGCAATCGGGGAATGTGCGCTTATGCCATTCGGCAATCTGATAATCGCTCCATTTATAACGTTTCATGCCCGCACCCTTTCAGCCCATTGGGCTTGTTTGGCTTTGACGAACTCCGCCAGCGTCAAACCGTTTTCGAGCAGGAAATCCTTAAAATTCCTGTTTTTTTGGTTAATCAGATATTGCTCGCGGAACGGATTGATAATCTCATAACTCAAACTGCCGTCATGTACGGCCCGGTGTTCTTCCAACGTCAGCGGAATAATGTTCTTAATGTCCCAACGGGTCAGCAGATATTCCCGGCTGATGTGATGATGTCCGCATTCCGCCGGCCGGCCGGAGATATAGCTCCGCTGGCGGCAAGCCCATTGCTGTACCATCCGATCCAATATAAATGTCTGAGAATTTAATTTCATAACATCACCCTGGCCGGCTCATTTCTTTTTTATTTCATCATTCGAAAACGTTTCAATATCAAAGAAAATTCCGTTCTCTGCAGCTTTTTCTCCAATATATCGGAGACGCCAAGAAGGAATTTTATTCACATTCTGCCAATACTGGATCGTTGAAATAGGAACACCAGTTTTCAGGCTCATTTCAGTAAGTCCACCAAATTTCTCAATCAAATTTTTAATCATAAAGACCCTCCAATTACGATTATCATAATTAAAAGAAGAATCACTGTCAATAATAAAAGTACGATATTAGTAATTTACTATTTATGATTTTCGTATTATCTTGTTAAAAAAGGAGAATCCCATGTATGAATATATAAAAGACAGACTCAAAGAAATTGGCAAAATGCAAAAAGAGCTGGCAGAATTTTTAAACATAGCCCCCTCACATTTGAGTGCTATATTCAAGGGGCTTCGGAAAATACAATCTTCTGAAATTCCATTGATGGCACAGTTCCTTAATGTAAATTTAGAAGACTTTGTTAAATATGTAGCAGGACAAAACTCCGAACTGAAACCCCGCACGCTGGTAACAACTATTTATAAAGTGGGCTATGTTCAGGCCGGAAAATTCAACGAAGCCTGCCAGTTGCCGGAAAGCGAATGGGAAACAATCCCCTACCCGGTTAACGACAACTATAAAAGCTGCCGTATATTTGCCTTAGGTGTTCGCGGGGATTCGATGAATCTTATCTTTCCGCCGGAAAAGACGACTCTTATCTGCTGCCCGATTGAAGACTGGGTAGACGTTAACCCCGATGAAAAATTGGAAGGAAAATATATCATCGCCTACCGCCGAACGCCGGACGGCCTGTGCGAAGCCACGGTGAAGAAATATACCAGAATTGACGATGATACGATTATATTAGTGGCCGAATCAAGCAATCCGGAAATTAAGCCGATTGTGCTTCACCCGGACAAAAATGATTACGAAATCGCCGCCGTCGTCATCGGCGACATGAGGATGTATTAAAAGAGATATTGAAATTTTATTTTCTATTAACAAATAATATGTTATATTAACAAATAAATTGACACTATCATATTTTTTAATATATTTAGGTGTACATATTTTCATATAGAGGTGCTTTATGGACTTTTTTAAATCATATAGCTTTGTAAAAAGTCAAGTAAAAAAAGTTTTAGCAGAAAACTACATTGATACTCCTCCCGTAAACGCCCGCGAATTAGCGGAAAATTATGGACTTACGGTTAAATTTTCCAGATTCCCGGATAACTATAAGACCGTTTGTGGTTTTATAGATTTTGATAATGCTGTAATGTATGTAAATGAAGCAGATTCTGCATATCGTCAAAATTTTACAATAGCACACGAACTCGGACACTGGTTGTTACACCGTGGAAACACAGATGAATATAAAGTATTGATGAGACGCCCTATCGGTGGCGAAACTGATGATCGAGAAAAAGAAGCTAATGTTTTTGCTGCTGAGTTGCTTGTCCCCAAAGAAATGTTAAAAAAATATACCAAAGAAGGATTATCAAGCTTTCAATTATCCGAAATATTTATGGTCTCTGAATCTGTTATAAACTATCGACAGGAATATTGCAAATGACTAAAGATAGTAACACAGATGTAAAAATACCTGAATTAATAAACCAGATAAGAGACACTCAAAAAGAACAGGAAGAAGAAAGAAACGAGTTTCACTTTGAAAAAGCCATAAATCTAGCTAAAAAAAGAACAAGAGATGAAGCTATCGAAGATAATACCTGCCGTTATATTGACGCAGCTACAAAGATAGCAATTGGGCTGTCAAAAAGAGCTGCGTTTTTATTATTTGTTTTATCTTGTCTTTGGATATTGTCTTTCTTTGAGGGATTTAATAATATACTTCCTGCTCTTGGGCTTAGAGAAAATATCGAAAAGCTGTTCTCAACAGTAATTCCTCCAGTAATAGCATTTATTGTGGGACATATCTGTAAAAAATAATAAAATTTTCAACTTAAACCGCCTTCGGGTGGTTTTTTTATTGATATAGATCCTCATCTTAACAACATTGTTTGGAGTGAAAATTCCTTACTTATTAATGACTAAGAAAGCGTAAATTTCTTATTCGACAATCCATAAAGTTATTCCATACTTATCGCAAATTTCACGAGCACGGTTAATATAACGCCAGTCTTTATCGCTCTCCACAATCAGCGCAATCATCGGTTTTCTGCATGTTTTTAAGGCATAGTAAAGCGACTGACCGACAGCTTCAGCCCATTTGGCTGCAAAATCAAATTCAATTGCATAGTCTTCGGTCAAACAGTCCACCCGTGTTTTATCTGCCAAACGGTATTCTAAAGCACCCTGGCAATATTTAACCTGGTAATACTTCTCCGCATGTTTATGCTTGGCTTGCACCGGGCAGACCAGACACAGACATACAAACAAAGCAACTAAAAACCGCATTGAATTTTGCTCCTCTATTTATAGTAAACTATATTTTATTAAAAATAGCAACAAATAAAAAAAATCTTTTTCCTAAAATCAATACCATACATCTTTTTTACAAAATTAATTACGATTTTAATAATTTTGCTATTGACTTATAGTTACGGATATCGTAATTTGAATATATCAACAACAATAGAATGAAATATAAAATTAGTAATTTAAAGAAGATAACGCTCAGGAGAAAGATATGCAAACAGGAACATTTATTTACTGGGACGCGCCAAACAGCGCAGAGTTTAATCCGGAAAAGAAGCTTAAAGGGATTGCCGTTGTTGAAGATGATAACCACGCTTTTTTAGTTCTTGCGAAAGACGTTAAAAATGTTGATTGGTGGGACGGCAAACGCAAAAGTGAAGAACAGTTTGCACAAATGCCTAATCTGCGGCAGCTCGACACAATCTACAAGAATAAAGAAGTTTTGAACAAAGCCTTTATTGCGGCAGGTGGTGAAGCTTTGGATGATGAAGCTTACTACTGGTCCTCGACTGAGTACGACTACGGCACTGCGTGGAGGTTGCGTATGAGTGACGGTGGCAGGTACGGCCACGCTAAGGGCTACAATAACCTATACGTTCGTCCGGTTCTAGCTTTTTAACTTTATCGATTCAACTATTTTAGAGACAACCATGACAAACCAACTGATACAGCAGCTTGAAAATCTTCCGGCTTTTTTAGCCCTTTCAAAAGGCCTTAAAGAAAATTTTAACGCAGACAATTTCTATGTCCGCCACTTTATGCCTGAAGCTGTTAGCCGGGAAAAAATAGATGGCGTTAACCTGATTTATTCGCGCTCTGACGAAGCACGGGAAAAAATAGCCAAAGAAAATTTACTCGATGACAATGACGAGTATTTTGACGAATTTATCCACGAAACGAACCTGCGTAACGATGTAACAGAGTTCATGCGGGCCATTGTCAAGGAGATGTACCGTGATAGAAGAATTTGAAGCAACTTCAAGATATTACCAATACAAACGCGAACAGAAGATTCAAAAAATACAATCAGTAATCTGTTCATCCGTTATGGGATGCTTGCTGGGCGCGTGGGTTACACTTATCGTTATGATTAATATTTGAGGGAAAAGAAATGAAAAAAACAGGATCATACATTTACACCGACGGGACAAGCTCGGAAGAACTCGATCAGTCTAAAACGATTGCCGGCATATTGTGCAATGTTACTGACACACACGAAATCGCTATTATGCCGGTTGAGAGCGAGGAAAGGCTTAATTTTGACGAAGCGCAACAGTTTTGCCTAGCCGAGGGCGGCCGCTGCCCTACTATTGATGAACTAACCGGAATTTATCTTAACAAAGACAAGATAAATGCTGCGTTGAAAGCAGCCAACCTGCCGGAGTTAAAAGAGAGCTGGTATTGGTCCTCTACCGAGGATTCAAACTACCTTGCGTGGAGGTTGGATGTGAGTGACGGTGGCAGGGGTGCCAGCGGTAAGCGCAACTACGCTCAATACGTTCGTCCGGTTCTAGCTTTGTAACTTTATCGATTCAACTATTGGAGACTGTTATCATGACCATCTATGCTGAATTAAGCCGGATTCAAAAAGGGCTAAAGGCCCCAAAGAATCAGAGAAATGCTTTCGGCGGTTACAATTACCGTTCCTGCGAAGACATTTTAGAAGCCGTCAAGCCACTGCTTGATGATTGTTCGCTGACCGTTTCTGATGAAATTATTGCAATCGGAGACCGTTTTTATGTCAAAGCAACCGCACGCCTGTCTTTATCTGCTGAAGATTATGTGCAGAACATTGCTTTTGCCCGTGAACCTCTGACTAAAAAAGGAATGGATGAGGCACAGGTAACCGGAGCAACGTCATCTTATGCCCGCAAATATGCACTTAATGGCCTTTTGGCTATTGACGACACTAAAGATGCCGATGCAACCAACGACCACGGCAAAAGCAACGATAACAATGATTTTGCGAAAGAAGCAGCCGCTGAAAAAGCAACCAGAACTAAAGCAATCAACAGGGCCAAAGCTGACGGAACAACGTATCTGCAGCCACAGCAAAAGCCGCTGTCCGAAAGATTTGAAAAAGCCCGGGCATGGCTGGCAACCCAAACGCCGGAAAGCTTCAAAAATGCAACAAAGTCAGTGATTGACAGCCTTAACCAACTGGTGACTGATCTGTCTGCGGCCGGAAGCATAAGCTGGGCCGAAGAAATTAAAAGCCGCTTTATGCAGCTTTCCGACATAGATGACAACATAAACTATTGAAAGTATAGAGCGGAAGACTTTTGGCAAGATTTCAATATCATTAAAGATTACAGGATTTAAAATGTATATCAGTCAGATTTCACAATTAAAACAAAGTTTCAGCCTCCTATTTACCCAAGCTGAACTTATGCTTAATGCCGGTAAGCGCATTACGGTTGAAATTGCCGAAAAGAAACAAAAACGCAGCAATGAGCAAAACTCATATTACTGGCTGTTTAACGGACAACTGGCAGATTTTTTGAATCAATCCGGGTTATGTTATGGGGAGCATCAAATCCCTTATACCGGCCAATTGATTCACGAAATTAACAAGAAACTATTTGGCATTAAAACAACAACAAAAATGTCAACCGGAGAATTCTGCCAATACATGAACAAACTTCTGCTGTTTTGGCAGGAAAAAACCCAAGGCGAATTTATGATGTCAGAACTTCCGGCAAACTATTTGGAACGAAAAGGATACTTTGTAAGATGAAAAACGCAATTGTTCTCGAAAGCCACAACGAAATTTTAAGCGCCCATATGCGCGGAGAATACCCGGAACTCGCTCTGGTTATTCCGGCTAAAGAAGCGGAACCGTACGAAATAACAGACATTTCCGCTAAATATGAAATCGGCAAATACTATCCAAACAAAGGTATCTATGTCGGAGAATTGAAAAAAAAGGACGGCTTTTACGGTATTTTTGCAGCTCTGCAAGATGCCGGCGAAAAAGACGATGATGAAGATTCTCAAGAATATACTTGGGAAGAGGCCATGAAAATAAAATTCTCGCAAGACAACATCCATGTACCGGATATCAGAGAACTTTCATTGCTCCACCTTAATATTGATGATGTTAATGCCGGATTGTCAGCAGCCGGAGGCGAAAAGTTAGAGGGCTATTACTGGTCCTCTACCGAGGGTTCAAGTAGCAGTGCGTGGAGTTTGTGGGTGGATGACGGTTACAGGTTCAACGGCAGTAAGGACTACTACGGTCACTACGTTCGTCCGATTTTAGCTTTAAAACTTTAACGATTCACCCCTTAGGACGGTAATTATAGCTAACTCCTGAATACCGTCCGCCTCCGGGAGGCATTTTAACCCGAATTGGTTTATATGTCCGCCTCCCGTCTTTAAAATTTGGAGAAGAAAAGCAATGACAATTAGATACGAGAAGCCTTATTCTGCCGAGATTCGGGCTAAACATTGCGAACCGAAAGAGGATATAGACTTCGGCGAACGATACTGCGAAATTTGCGGCTGTGTTTTGAGGTTCGACGAAGAAGACATTTGCAACGATTGCCTATTCGGAAGCAGCCGCCCGCTCACCGGTGAGGAAATCAAAGTTTTGGAAGGACAGAAAAATGAAACTTGTTGAAATTAAAGATGTTCGTCTCGGGCAGGTATTGGAGCGCGACCGCTGTATTTTCGTAATTGAAGAGAGAACCGGCGCGCACAACTTCGCCGTCAGCCTCTATTGCCACAATCACAAGCCTGCTCCGAACGATGCTTATGAGGAGCAATCAACGCGAGAAAGGAATGTTGCAACATTCGATGATTGCGAAATTATCGGTAAAATCGGCATTACCCACCGCATTGACGGTGACAGACTGATTGAAATTCCCAGAACGGCCGGATTTCAAACCGATGATGTCGTCAAATTCAAATGGAATCCGCGGCTTTATGTCATCAACCGTGAAATCGACTTCGGCATCAAGAAAACCCACCCGGATAATTCCTGCTTTGAGGCCACCAACGACCTGTATGGCAGCCGCCAACTAGTAGATTTTGAGCTTAAACGCATCGGCATCCTCGGCGTTACCCATGAATTTGTCAACGATCGGGAGGTGGTGGCATGATTAGGCGCTTTATATGCTGGCTTGGAAATCTGCTTAAAAAAGATTGGCATGAGTGGGTGCTGATATCCGAAGAAACATCAGAGTACGAACCAGACAACATTTATACGCAAGAATATTGTAAACATTGCGGGACTTTTTTGTACGGTACAAAATCGCGTGGAAAGGTTAAGAAATGAAAAGGAAAGTCAATCGTACATATAATTCAATTCTCAATGTCCTTAGAGAATACCCCAATGGCTTTACCGCCTCTCAGATATTTGAGAATTTCGAAAGAATAAATAAGCGAAAAGTAAAAAAACAAACAGTTTACTCTACATTAAGTCGAGCTGTTAAAGAGGGAATAATTGAAAAATTCAAAATTGACCCTTGGGGTTATTACTTTTATTCGGAAAGGAAAAAAGTATTAGATGAAAGAGAAGAAAAATGATGAAAGCACAGAAGCGTTTTTTTCCTCGTATTTGGGACGGCGAAAAATATTGGTATCCCTGCTTTAGCGAACTTGGAATTACTTATGAAACCGATGATTTACCCTTTACAGAAGAGAATATCAAAACTTTAGATTGGGCTTTGGGCTGGCACTTTCCACAAAACGGGGAAGACTTAGAATTTGATCATGAAGTTGAAGGATGCACCGGCTTAAAGGACAAAAACAGCAAATTAGTCTATGAAGGAGATCTTCTAAAAAGCGGTATTCATCATTATCAAGTTGCATGGCATAACGGGAAATTTGTCCTCAACAAGGGATGCAAAAACTATCCAATCAGCGGTTGCGACTTAATGGAAATCATCGGAAACATTCACAAAAATCATGAACTATTGGAGACGAGCAATGATGATTGGACACAATCTTTAAGAAAGGTGAGTAAATGATGGAAATAATAATCTTCTCAACTTTATGTACGATTGTATCAACTATTGCAATGGCAATACTTACGAGGATTATCAGAAACATATTAGGAGCTGACGATGAGTAACTTTATCTGCCCGACCTGCGGGCTAACAAACATCGACTGCGGCAAAGCAGGCTACAAAACCGATCGAGATATTGAGCTTGAGAAAAAGCTGGAGATTGTCAGAAAAAACTTGAAAGAAATAGGAGATGCCGTTGCTCTTTATTTTCGTAGAGAACATACAAAAGATTTCGCAGAAGATACGCTAATGGGGATTGGTATCGTTGTTGGGCAAACAGAGCAAGCATTAAGGAGTATTAAATAATGTCGTATTTAGAAGAACTGCCGCCCCGTCCGCAGAGATGAAATTAATTTTTATGAGGACAAGAAAGATGATTAGATCTGGACAGATTTATAAAAGCAAAAACCTTATTTATGCAGTCACTTTTGTGGGAATTGGATTTAAAAATAAGCAGCAAGTCCAAGCAATTACACCTAGAGGCTTTACATTCGGATGGAGCTATTCCAAAGCCAAAAGATATGGAGGTGAATTAATCGCCGAATATTCGACTTGGCAAGAAGCAATCAACAGTAAGGAGTTTAAAGAATGAAAAAGTTCAATTTTGAAGCCAAAATTGAGGGAATTATCACCATTAAAGATGACAGCATGTCAAATGATGATGTTCTTAATGACTTGAAACATGCTTTATTTTGCGTTGTCGAAGACAGGAATAGCCCAGAATATTTGGAAATCGGCTTAAACAGAAAAACAGTAAAAATTACGAGGCGTGAAAATGATTAGACGTTTACTTTGTTGGCTCGGCTTAGCTTATATAATCGTAATTTTCATGTCCTGGGGATTTTTTATCTCTCTCGGTTGGGCATTATGGTTTAACGAAAAATTCGCATCTATCATGTTCATCGGCGGATTTATTACTTCTCAAATTTATAATGAAATAACAAAGGAAAATAAATGACAATGACAAATGAAGAACTCAAAAAGCTTTATGGCTCTCCCCGATGTCCGGTATGTTTTGGGCAGAGCTTTGTTTGCGAACATTGCCCGTATAAAGAACAAGGGGAAGATAATTTCAAAAGATATACAGACAAAATAACAACTGAATTTGCTAAAAGAATAAAAAAAATAGTCATACAAGCACTAAAGGAAAAGAAAAAAATGATAAGGCCTAAAGTACGCGACATATGGCAGTACAAGACTAAACCGGACGTCAAAGCACATATTCAAAAAAACAGTAAAAGCCATGTCTATTTTTTACAATTTAATATATTCGGTGAAGTATGCCCAAAATGCGAAGAACTGCCTTATTTTTTGGAACGATACACCTACCAAGGCCCGGCAAACGCTGCTGTTGAAGATATATTTTCAATAAAGGAAATTTAAATGACTCGACAAAACAGCCAAAACAATATAAAAAGAGTCCTAAATGCAAAAGAAGCTAGAGAATATTTAGGCCTTCCTCGCTACTCTTTCGAAAAAGCGGTAAAAGAAGGAAGCATTGAATTTAAGTTAATTGGAACAAAAAAATTCTTCCCCGTTTGGTGCTTAGAAAAATGGCAAAACGACATAACGAACCATATAGATTATATAAAAGAGGCGAAACCTATCATGCCTATATCTCATTCGTATCAGAGACCAGAGGTAGGATTATCCTTAGAGAGTCTACTCGAGCAACGGGAGAAAGAGAAGCGGTTAAATATTGCCTCAAAAGGTTATCGGAATTACAAAAACAGGACCGTCAACAGGCTTGCGGCGAATTGCCCAGCCTAACCCTTAATGATGCATTTACCCTATTCTATCAAAAGCATGCACAATATTATGCGAGACCAGAAGAAACTTTACGCAAACTTATTTTAATAAAAAACAATCTGTCTGTAGAATATTTGCATCAAATAGATACTTCTGAAATTTCAGACTATATTCAGAGAAGAAAAGCAACCGTATCAAATGGTACAATTAATCGAGAATTGGTTATTCTTTCTTCTTTATTTACAAAATGCCATTTATGGAAATACAAAACACCTGATGTAAAACCTTGCAAATTCAAACTTAAAGAAAAGGCTGAAAATATTAAATATCTACAAAATTGGGACATCGCATCTACAATAATAGAACGCGCTGCACCTCACTTAAAACCAATCATATATACTGCATTATATACAGGATTAAGACGTAGTAATATTTTAAAACTAAAATGGCAAGAGCTAGACTTTGTTAATAATCTTATTAACGTAAAGGTAAAAGACCGCACTAAAGATGGCGGAAAAAATCTTACTATTCCTATGATAGAAAAATTAAAAGAAATACTTTTAGAACAGCCAAGAATTAATGAGTATGTGTTTAATTATAATGGTAAGCCTATATCAGATATAAAACACTCATGGCATTCCATTTTTTATAACAGTAAAGGCGTGCTAAAAGACCCCGCTCTACCTTATACCAATTTCCATACATTAAGACATACTGCAGCAACTTGGATATTAAAAAAGACTAACAACCTAAAAATTACTCAAGAAATATTAGGCCATGCCAACATAACAACGACAATGAAATATGCTCACGTTATGAGCGAAGAAAAAAGAAAAGCCTTAAATTCAGTTTTCGAAAATTAAATTACCCACAAGAATCAAATATTATGTTTTTAAACAGGAGTGTGAAAGATTGTGCAAAATTTGTGCAACTTTGAATAAAACGACTCGCACTTTTTTACACATTTCAGCATTTTAGTCAATGTAAAAAAATTGCTCTACATATAACAAAGCCCCTGTTTTACAAGGGCTTTAAATGGCGCGCCCTAGACGATTCGAACGTCTGACCCACAGCTTAGAAGGCTGTTGCTCTATCCAGCTGAGCTAAGGGCGCATCTGATTAATCAAAAAGCAGCAAAACCGCCGCTCTGGACGAGAATATAACGATTTATAAACTTTAAGTCAAGTAAAATCTGCAGAAAATAGCGATAAATACCCTCACCTTTCCTCATAAATCATAAAGCGTTTCTGCTCGTTCCGATTACTAAAAAAGCCACCCCTGAAGGCGGCTTTCCTTTACTGGTCGGGACAGGCGGATTGCTTTCAGCGCACAGGCGCAATTTTTGCTTTTAAGCAAAACCGGCGATACTCCCGTCTCGCCTATTGCTGGTAGTCGAACCGTCTTCTCGACGGTTCAAATCCTGTGTTCGCCAAAAGCCACAAAAAAACCTACCACAAGGGTAGGTTTTTTCTGTCTGGTCGGGACAGGCGGATTCGAACCGTCGGCATCTTGCTCCCAAAGCAAGCGCTCTACCAGGCTGAGCTATGTCCCGTTAAAAAACTTTACTTTCACAATAATCTCCGACATTTTGCTTTGCTCGCCCCGTTGGCTTGCTAGTCTCGCTTTTTTGCTCCCGCAAAACCGCTCAATAACCGGTCAATCAATGCTCAACGCACAATACCTTATCCAAAATAAATTAAAATGCAAGCTTAATTTTTCAACTCTGCAATCAACCCGTGATCTTTGAAACTGTAATAGCCGTTTTTGCTGACAATCAAGTGATCAAACAACTTAATTCCCACCGCATGGGCCGCAACATTGATTTTATTGGTAATATCCAAATCGGCATGCGACGGCGTCACATCACCCGACGGATGATTATGAACCAGAATAATGGCTCTGGCTCCGCGAAACATTGCCGCTTTAATAACTTCGCGCGGATGAATCGAAACCTGATTAATCGTTCCCCGCTGCTGAACTTCTTCCCCGATAACCTGCAGCTTGGTATCAAGAAAAATAATCCGAAACTCCTCCACATCCCGATGGCCGATTGCCGTCCGGCAATAATCAATCATCGCATCCCAGTTGCTGATAACCGGAGCCGCCTTATCCTGCAAACTGCTCCAGCTTGAGCGGATAGCGGCCTCTCTGACGATACTGAAAACGACATAACTGTTTTCCTTAACATACGGAACTTCATATAATGCAGCTGCCGGCGCATTAATAACACCGGCAAAACTGCCGAACTTCGCAAGCAGCTGCTTGGCAATCTGTTTCACGTCACGCCGAGGAATAGACAGCGTCAGCAAAAGCTCCAGCATCTCATAGTCGGGAAAATCTCTGCCGCCGCCAAGCATAAAACGCTTTTTCAGCCGTTCTCTGTGTCCGGAATTGTCCGGCTTGACGTCAACACCGGTATTTTCTTTCGTTTTGTTCAT